CGGGACGGTTACGCTCCCAGCGGTACGGGCAACAGCGAGCGCCGCTACTGGGTCTACTAAAGCGCAGGTTGACCAAGGCCAAAAGCTGATCGACCAGCTTCAGAAGCAGGTCGATTTGACCGGCGAGTTGTCGGAGCGCGAAAAGCTCCAGATCCAGATTCAACAGGGCTATGTCACCTTCAGCACTCAGGCGCAGCAGGACCAGGCCTTGGCGCTAGCCGATACGTTGGATGTCTTCAAGGAACAGACCAAGGCCTACGAGGAACAGCAGAAGCGCGCGGCTGACCTCGGCAAGCTGCTGGACACCCTCTATCCCAATAATTCGGTATCAGCGGACTACCTGAAGAACTTGACGCTCTTGACGGACTCGCTCCAGGCGGGGGCGATATCGGCGGGTGAGTACTACGACGCGGTTGATAGGCTGGACGACAAGGTAGAGACTACGAGCAGCGACATGTCGCAGTTCGCTGTCCAGGCGGCGCACAATATCCAGGACTCGCTAGGGGATGGTCTGTATGACATTCTGACTGGCAACTTCGAGGACATCGGAACTAGCTTCGCCAACATGCTTTTGAAGATGGTGGCTAACGCCCAAGCCGCCCAGCTAGCAAAGGCGCTGTTCGGCGATTACGGAAACTCTGGAGAAATAGGCGGCATCCTTGGGAAAGCACTCGGCGGTCTATTCTCAGGGAGTTCCGGCATGCCGACGGCAGATCAATTAGCGGCTTCTACTCAGGGAGTTAATGCTGGACTACCGCTAGCCTTTGCGACTGGTGGATATACCGGTCAGGGAGGCAAGTACGACGTTGCAGGGGTAGTGCACGCAGGGGAATACGTCATCAACGCCGACTCCACCAAGAAACTCGGTCTCGGATTTTTGAGTCGATTGAACGGGTACGCAAATGGTGGCTATGTGGGCAATCCTCCCTCGTCCTCTGGTGGTCCGAATATGCAGGTCAACATCATCAACCAGAGTAGCAACTCGAACATGCAAGCCACTCGCGGCACTACGCGTTTCGACGGCGAAAAGTATGTGACGGACATAATTTTGAAGGACCGCTTGAAGAACGGCCCGATCACCCAAGCGTTTTCTGGGGGGCGATGATGGCGGTCCCAAACTTCCCCGCATATGCCTGCATCCAACTTGATGGGTACGGAGAAACGTCTGACTATGGCCTGATTCGGTCAGAAATGGACGGCTTAGCGAAGCAGCGGCCACGGTGGTCTAAGCCTATTGTTACGCGAACGATAAAGGTGAAGGTTGGAGATAAGTCGGCCAAGGCTGCGTTTGATGTCTTTGTTCGAGACGATCTTGCAGGCGGTTCCGGATGGTTCTCGTTTACAGACCCGATTGACGGCGTAGTGAAGCAAGGGCGCTTGGTGGGCGGCAAGGTGGATTGGTCGACGCCTGGCCGTATCTGGTTCTTTAGTGGCCAAATCGAGACGCTAGGATGAGCCGTACATTCTCGGCAGATGGCCGGCGTCAACTGCTTGCCACCAGCGCTGAAGAGAATCTTCTGGCGTTGTTGGAGATTACGCATCCGGACTTAGCAACCCCCGTAAGGGTTGTGCGCGACACGCAGGACGTGACTGCTCGGGGAGTCGTCTTCACTGCCTGCCCCTTTGATATCACGTTGCCGGATGACGTGGAAGGTCAGATTCCTCAGGCAACGATTCAAGTCGATAACGTAGGGCGTGATCTGACGACATGGCTGGAGGTGAGCCGAGGCGGACAAGGAGCACGCTGTCGGATCATCATGCTATATCGGTCTGATCCAGATGTTTTTGAGTACGATATGACTATGGATCTGACCAACCTAGTGATTGACAATCAAAAAGTCAACGGCAATCTTGGTTTCGTAAATACCCTTGGTCAGGTCGCGGTGGTGAAGACCTTTACGCCAGCTTCCGCCCCTGGATTATGGGTTGCGCTCATGGCATCATTGGTTGTGATGAAACTCATTGGAGTATCTGCATGGGCCGCGCATATTCTGATCTAACCGGCAAGAGATTGGAGCATGCATATGTGCTTCATTTCGCGGGTCATCGAGGCAGCAAGAAAGTTCGGCACTGGTTATGTCGATGCGACTGTGGGACGGAATATGAGATTAGGTCAACAAGGCTCAAAAGCCATTGTGGGTGTCTCGCATCGCGTGTCAGTTCTGAGGCACACAAGAAGCACGGTATGACCGGAACTCCGGAGTTCAAATCGTGGGAAGGTGCGCGTCGTCGCTGTGAGAATCCTAACGACAAGGATTACCCCCGATACGGCGGTCGTGGAATCAGGTTCAGCCACTCATGGAGGCGCTTCGAGGACTTCTACTGCGCTATGGGGCCGAGGCCGGGTCCTGGATATTCGCTGGACAGAATCGACACCAACGGAAACTACGAGCCGGGAAACTGTCGATGGGCGACGGCAGTTCAGCAACAGAACAATCGCAGGAACAATGTGAAGATGATTTTCGAAGGTCGGGAAATTACGGTGTTCGAATATTTTGGCAAGGATCACATGAGCAAAGACCGTCGCCGGGCAGCATGGCGAATTCGCAATGGATGGTCTGTCGCGGACGCTATTTTTCAGCCCCTTCATGCGCGGATGCCAAAAATGAACATGGCGAACGCACGCCCCACATGGTAAAAATCCCTCTTCCTTGGAGGGGATGAGCATGAAAATCGTCTGGTTGTTCTTGGTCTCGCTTATTTTGGCCGGCTGCGCGGCCGTCCAAAACGTCACGTCGTACGATCTTCGGACTAAGCAGTACCATAGAATTAGCCAGACGTTGCCGGTTTCGGTCGAGCAGATTCAGGGCGCTCTTTTTCAACATGGCCTGAGGTGTCGCCCGCTCGATATTCAGGTTGATCCACAGGACAAGCGCCATGCGTACATGAGTTTGGCCGCAATGGGCAGATCCAATGCGAGCATGATTGTCCTGCTGGAATTCCAGCAAAGCGGTAATTCCACCCTGGCGATTGGGTACAGCTTCTACGAAACTGACAAAACCGTACTGGAGCAGTGGCTGCGAGCGATATCCGATCCCAACTACTGCCCTTAACTGAATTCAAC